TCCAATATTTAATTTACCTTTTTTAAATTCACGCATTACCTTACTGACTTTCTTTTGTTTTTTGTCAGTTGTTTTTGGTAATTGTTGTCTTGAAATTGCCATTATACCAGAGTGTTTACTAAATATTCTGCCATGTCCGCTGGATAACCAGCCTTCATGAAATCTTCGTAACGTTGTAGTTTTATAGTGTCACCACCAAACAATTGCGCAGGCACTGTTTGTTGTGGTATTTGTGCTATCATTCTCTCGTCTGCCCTGCCCCCTCTATCTGGAGCCACATCTGGTGCCGGACCCATCTCTACACCTAACGCGTTTGCAATACCAAGTCCTAGACCAATGGGAAGGCCAGTAGCCATACTAACTAATCCTAAAACTGGATTAAATGCAAATTTGCTAACATCTTTTGTAACATCTAAAAAACCTTTTTTGTCACCTTTGTTCGGATCAGTGTCAGGATCAGGACCAACATTTTCTTGTCCAAAATCAGATCGACTTGCATCTTGTCCTCCACCTCTGCCACCAGGACCTGGACCTAAACCACCCTGACCGACACTTGTGCCAGCCCCTGGAGCTGCACCGCCCATTCGTCCACCTCGTTGAGCCATTTGTCTCATGTATAGGTTCATTAAAGGATTCATTCTTGCTCCACCATGGTTGCTTTCATCTGCTTAATACCGTCCTTTGCAAGTGACACAGATGCTCTAAGTTTTGCATGATTGTCGTCCTGTTGCAGTTTATCTTCAGCGATTTGACGGTTAGAAACGAGTTTAAGAGCGTCCATTTCAGCTTTTGTTTCGCCTTCTTCACGCTTTCTTTCCTCCTCTTTGGCTTTTAACTGCACTTCTTCGCTTTTTAACTTCAATAATGGGTCACTATCGATCTGATTGAGCACTTTTTTCTCTTCCTCTAGGTATTCTGCCATAGTTTCAGCGATTAATTGTGCTTTTCTAGACTCCATGGTCTGTGTTATCGACTGTATTTGCTGTTGCATAGCCATAAACTGTGGGTTTTGTGGGTTTGGAGGCCCCATTTGTTGCATTTGTGCCGTCATTTGCTGTAATTGTTGCATTTCTTCCTTAAATTCTAGTTGAATTTGCTCCTGACCCATCAAAGTTATGTGTTCTAGTATATTTTTTTGTAATAAACCCAAAACCTGTGGGTTTGTTCTTGCTATCATGGTGCCCATAAAGCTTAAATGAGCATCCATGTGTGCTTTGTGGTCTTGTCCAGGGAATGCTTTGAACTCTGTTCCTGACAATGCTGCCATGTTTTCCATCGCGGGATCCATTGGTTGCACAGGTTGTTTTTTCTTTAAAATTAAATCGACATCTTTAACACCCAGTGCCTCGTACATGTCACGATACGCTTGATACATGTTGTGCATTTTTGGATTAGACATAGCAAGTTGTAGCTGCGTTTGTGCAACTGTAATTCTTTGTGTCTGTGAGAATATGTTTGGATCTGCTACAGGCACAATGTCAATCTTGTCATCAAAGTCTGTTTGTTTAATTTGCCTTGCACCACCGATTACATCATACGGATACACAGGTGGCATATATGTTTTAAATGTTTTTGCTAGCAACATGAACTCACTTTTCATAGATGCATATAGTCTTTTGTGTATTGCAGACATAACCCGCGATCCGCGCTCCAAGAGCGCTACTGTCGTGCCTACTGCTGCACTTTGATTGCCATCACCGACCTGCATGTCAGCAATCGATGCAAATCTTTGTCCTGCACCAACCACAACGTCCATCAGTTGAAGAAGCGTGGCGTTCGGACCTTTGAACGGCAACGGCATGAAAGCGTCACTAAGGTTTCCTCCAGGGGCATCAACGTCACGGAACTCGCCCGGCTGCAACGGTTGAGCTTCGTCACGGACTCTGATGCCTCGCATCTTGAATCCGGCTGGTAAGTTTGACAAGGTGCCGGCGTCCAATAATTGTCTAAGTGCTGCAGTTGCAGTCCTAGACAATCCGCCGATCATGTGGATTAGGCCAAATCCATAGAAGCCTAGTCCTGGTAGGAATTTGAAATGTACAAAATAATCTCTTCTTTTTTTGCTTGGATCTTGTGCATCGAAGTTTCTTCTAATCGCAAGCACGGTCCCCGATCCTTCGTCCACGGTCACAATATACGGTAGCTTCAGTCCTGTCTGCTCTCCGTCTGTGCCTATGTCGTTGAAGCCATCTAAGTCTATATCGCAGTGTGCTTCGAGGAGCGTGTATATCTCATCGTGGCTCGTGGATCTGCCAGATATATTATCTTTCTTTTCTTCAACATCTGTTGGACTATAAACGCTATCAACGATGTCAACGTCTTTGTAAAAACCTGATAGTTGATATTTTAAAATATCATTACCTGTCATTTTTATGGAGTGTATGATTGACTCTGCATCATCAAGTGACGTTGCAGCGTAGGGAACATAAAGATCCTCAGCAGGCACGTATTTAGAAACACAACGATTAAGCAAAGAATCGAAATAAACTTTTTTAAATGTTGAACCTGACAATGGTAGATTAAATAACATTTGATCAAACTCTGGTTCGTATTCTTTCATCTCAACCATGAGTTGATAATTCATAAACTCTTTAACACGTTCTGATTGGTCCTCTTTTGCTTGATTAACTTTTCCAATGATTTGTGTTCTGACCGGTCCTGATGCTGGCAATAACTCTTTGTACGCTAGCGCTTGAAACTGTGTAACCGCCTCTGCAAGCACAGGGTGTGTTGCACCTGATGCACCTTGGAAAGGCTCTGATCTGTTCTCGTATTTAAAACCAAGAAGATCTAAACCTTTGATGTATGTGTCCTCCCAATCTGATCTTGATGATTTGTAATCTGAATAACTTTCTAGAACCTCTGACCCAATCTCTTTTAAAACATCATCATCTAAAAACTCTGCTAAATTTTCCTCGTGGTTTTGTCCACCCTGTCCAACAACAGCTCGTGGATCAAAATTTATTTCTGCCCCACCATCCTCTGTTCTTGTAATCTCTATGGGCTCTTGTGACTGTTGAGACAACTGCTCTTGTAACTTTTCAATCTCTTCTTGCCTGCTTGGTGTCTTAACTGTGGTTCTAACATTTGGTAATGATTTTTCTATCGCCATTATTTCCTCCTAAACAAACTGCCAACTCCACCGCCTTTAGAGAACATGCCCATGCCCTCTCTGATAGCCATGTCGATATCGACTTCTGAAATTTCTTTTGGATCAACACCCATTCGATCTGCCAGTATGGCTCTGACCTTTTCTCTCTCCACAAGTTCTTCTAGTTTCCTTGTGTTTCTCTTATCATAACCTAATTTACCTGGGAGATCTTCCATGTCTCTAATAGTTGGTTGTTTTGGGTCTGTGTCTTTTAATCTTTCTAAATCTGTTTTTGGATCTCGAATAACACCTTTGATTTGTTTCTCGTCACCTTTTCTCATGATGGACATCAACATTTTTGCAAGGCCTGCTAGCCCGCCCGGTTGCATTCCAACACGACCACCTGTTGCTAAAAACTTATTTCTAAGTCTTATCATTTCTTCTTCAAACTCATCTAGTTCATCTGCATTTAAATCTTTATATGGTTTATTAAACAACCTGAAAGAGTGTTCGTCTGCATCCTCCATAGTGGCTGGATCTCCACCAGACCCAAGATAAACACGACCACCCATGGCTTTCTTATCTGGTTTTTTAAATGGTATAACTTTAGCATCTTGAACCTCTTGCATCAGCTCACCAATACCTTTGCCTATATTTTTAGGATTAGCCATTAAATCTTCAACAGCTTTGAGATCAGCTTGTTTTTGCTTATTGGATTTTAATGCTTCATCTAAACCTGCTTCAAATTTTGTAAACTCTAAAGCATCCATGTCTGGAATTTTTGATTGCTTTGCTATCTCCTCTATTTGTTTCCTAACCTCTGGTGGTGGATCAACTCGATCAATAATATCTTCAAGAAGATCTATCTTCATGCCCTGCTGCTCTCTACCATCAATATATGCTTCCAACATTTCGTCATCATCTATTCGCATTATTTTAGGACTGCCTGGTGGGTATGCTTCGTTAGCAGCATCAATCAAAGCTTTTCTAGCTTCCTCTGGACTAGCCCCTGTTCTTTTAGAAAGGTCCATAAGTTTTGTGTCAAGAGTAGACGGAGGGGCAGCCTCTAGTCGGTCAATGTCTTTTAATATTTTTTGTAATATAGGAATCTGACTATCTATTTTTTCTGTGCCTTGTTCAACACGCTTTTGCATGTCAACTAACATTTCTGTTATTTCAGTTTTCTCTGCTATAGCTAACTTGCTAGGTAAAAGTTTATCAAGTATCTTTTTTATTAACGATTTAAATAACATTAATAGTACGTCCTTTGTTGCTGTGGCAACTCTTCATCCTCATAGTCGTCTGGGTGATCAATGAAGCCACCTTGTCTAAATCTCATTACGGCTTGAGTCATGCTATCCACTAAGTCATCGTGTTCACCTAGCGGGAATGCAGCGCACTCCTCTATAACCTCTTCAGCAAACTTTGTATCTGGTGCCCAGATTTGCCCTGCTTCAAAAAGCGGTGCAACAGAGTTCACTCTAGTATGTTTATCATTTCCTTTACTAGGTGTAAAGTTAATAACTGGTATGCCCAATCTACGCATTTCATACGTCAACGGTAGCCCCGATGCCTTGGCCTCGACCACCACAGTTTCTGGTTTCCAATAGTCATACTGCTCTTTTGCAACGCGTCTGAGCTCTGGAAACTCGTATCTATCCTTGACAGCATCTACCAATATAAGCGCCGGTCCGCTGTCCTCGTTTGGTTTAAAAACGCCCCATGTGGTGATGGCGCTGTAGTCTGATGTCTCTTTTTTCATAAAAGCGGTATCATAAGATTGGATCACGTGCATGAGAGGCGGCATCTCATCTCTATCCCACACTTGCCACCATTCTCGTTTAATAATACTGCCCTCTTCTGCAGTCGGATTCTGTTGATATTGTGCATTCCATTTTTGTATACTAACGGATGCTTTCACCGATTCTAATTCTTCTAGTTTCCAGTATCCTGGCCACACTGGTTTTCCTGATGGTAAGATTGCAGGGAACTCGATCACTTCCCATTGATCTGCTTTTGGTTCTTTCTGTGCTCGTTGTAGTTTACCTGTTAAGTCAGCTACATTCCACCTAGTCATCACCACAATGATACGACCACCTGGTTGAAGCCTTTGCCGCGGTCCACTAGTATACCACTCGTATACACGATCAAACGACGCCATGTTCATCGCATCTTGCTCCGAGTGCGGGTCATCAATAATCAACAGATCTGCACCACGACCTGTTATCGATCCACCGACACCAGCCGCATAATATTCACCGCCTTGGTCAGTCTCCCATTTACCTGCAGCTTTTGAGTCTTCTCTGAGTCTTGTGTTAAATATTTTTTGATATTCTTCCGTGTCGATTAGTGACTTGGCTTTACGACCAAACCTCACGGCTAACTCAGCGTTGTTCGTGGCTTGAATAATTTTAAGATTAGGTTGTTTACCAATCATCCATGCAGGTAGGAAGTTAGATGCAAATTCTGACTTAGTGTGCCTTGGTGCCATATTAATAATTAATCTTTTTATTTCACCCGATGCAACTTTATTAAATTTTTCAGCCATGATCTTGTGGTGTTCACCCTCTATAAAATCAGGCCACATGTATTTCACAAAAGACAAAAAACTATCTCTTATGTCTTGATCTTTTTTCTTTTCATCATGCAATAACATTGCACGCAAATATTCTTTTTTTGCATCTGTTGGTAGGTTTGCTATTTGTTCTGGAGTTAGCATTTGAAAAAAATTTTGAAAAATTTTTGCACCTTTGTGTTTTAGTGTGAAAACGATTTTAAGCCATGTGAATTTATAAATCAAGCTATATGTAGTATACATGTGGGACCCCTATACAATATCTGGGGTGGGTGGGCCCGCAGGCAACAAGCATTGGAATTGGTTTGGGACCCCTCGAGGGGTTAGTGGTGCGTAGGTCTTACAGATATAACTACCATGCCTCGCACCTTAATTAACTAGAGAGAAGCCACCACTTGCCACTACGGCTACCGTAGGCTCTTTATCGTCTAGTGTTATATTATTCATAGCTTGCGATAGTCTTGTCTTGGTCTGTTCACT